CTTGACAGGTATCATCAAGTATCTCAGAACAAGGCAAATTGGGATGATAGATTCGTCTTCACAGATGGAACTGTCAACAGCATCAATGCTACACCCACTGCTAATGGTAACAGGATTCTAAATCTTGATGACTTAAACACTGACTTTGATTTTGACAACGATGGATGGAGCGGGACAACCTGCTGGATTCCTGAGAACATCAACATCGATTTCGGTATCGGTTCTCAAGTGATAGTTGTAGGTAGAACATCTCAAGGCGTAGACCCTGATGGAAACGTCAGACCTGCAAGCATAAACGTAAACGGTCTCTATGTGATTAACGCTAGAGGCGGTAGTCCTGAGAATGTAGACTTCGTAGAAGAGTCCGAAGATTGGTTCTTTGACTGAGGTGTTTAACATGGAATACAGTATGAGTGCTGATTCCAACGGAGGTCTCGTTGTTCATGGGAGAAGTTTCGCCTTCCTTATGGATGACGTAGACTTCCTAACTTGGAAGTACAATCCCGATACGGGAGACTATTGGACTAAGTTCCATTTCGTTTCAAAGGATGTGAGAGTGAAGTTATCTCTCACTGAACTTAACGAACTACTAGAACAATGGAAGGGTATCACATTTAACCCGAATGAATATAAAAATGGTGATAGAAATGAGTTGGACAACAACAGATAAAACAAAAGCAGTAACAACGAAAGAATCTGATGAAGGTAAGTATGCTCTTCGCAAGAAGGCAATGCTTGAGCAGATAAAGCAAGCACAAGAGAACAACAAGTCATTCCTGTGTCTTGGTATTTGGGGAGAACCCAAGTCTGCCAAGTCAGCAACGGCTATGGATTTGCTAACAGAGGAAGACATCAAGAACGATATGAAAGTCCTTGTGTTTGACTTCGATAACAGAGCGATAGACGTTAAGAGGAATCACTACGAAAACGTAGAGAATCTAATTGTGTACAACCCAATAGTCAGGAAAGATGGAAGTTTAGTTAACTTCGATGAGACTATGGATAATGCGAGAGCATTCTATCAAATGGCTCTAGAGATACTAGAGGAAGGCAAACTGAAAGCAGTCATCGTAGATGGAGCAGACAAACTCCTGACAGATGTATGTGAAACTAAGATGCGTGAGAAGCATGGCATGGATGCTGATACAGTTATCAAGCAACCACCGTATGTTTGGGGTGACAGAAACACTCCTTACAAGAACTTCTTGCATAAGCAGATACTAGAGATGCCATGTCATCGAATAGTGATTGCTCACTCGAAAGATAAGTATGCTGGTAATCCAAACCCTGTTGGCGTTGAGGCTAACTGGCATTCAACAACAGAGGACATCTTTACTGCAACAGTCAGAATGTCAAGAGACATCAGGAAGAACGGTGCAACCTTCACCGCTATGGTTGAAGCAAGTGCTAGGAAGCCTGAGATGATTGGCAAGAGATTGAAAGTCCTTACCATCGAAGATGGGAAGATAGACTGGTCAGGTTTTCCTGAGATAAAGGCAGGAGAACTTTGAACGTAAACGTAGGTGGGGTGGGGTAACACCCATCCCATCTACTCAACAAAGGAGAAATAAATATGATAATAGAAATAGACAATAAAACACTAGTAAACGCATTAGAAGATGTGTGGATGAAAGGTAAGTACCACAATGGAGACACTGCAAAGAATAGTCAATTGACAAACTACGCAGAGTTAGAAGTGATAGGTGACAATCAAATGAATCTGTATAATGCAGATAACCAAACCATTTGCAGAATCACAGTTCCAATACTATCCGTATCTGATGAAAGGAGTATGTTCGTTGTTGAGATTGAGAAAATGCTCAAGTATCTCAAGACATTTACAGGAGATAGAATTAGGCTTGATGTCGGAGACCACATCGTTCTTCACGATGAAGGTGGTGGAAAGAAAGCAGGTCTCCCGTTGGTTGTTAGTCATCCGAACATCGCAATGATTGCGAGGATTCAGGGATTCACAATCACACCTGAGAAACCTGTCTTCAGTAAAGTAACATTCGAGTCTATAATCACAACAGGCTCAACAATACTTGCTGATGCAATCAAGACATGCGATGTAATTAACAACGCTAAGTATCTTCTTGATACAGACAATCAACATTTTACCATCTCAAGTAGAAGGTCTGATGTTGACAAGGTAGATGTCATAGTTTCCACGACATCTATGAATGGTGAATCAGCGACAGTAGAGGTCACTGGTCAGTTCCACAAGTTCTTTCGTGGCTCTGTTCCTGTGACTATCTACCTCAGAGATGAGTCTCCTGTCATTTGGCAGGGAACAGATAGAATATTAATCAAAGCCCCATACTTAACTAGGTGATATTATGATAATTGCAAATACTGAAGATGGTATTCTTCTTCGTTGGAGAGATGAGGAAGAGAACAGAAGAGATAGGCATATTCCTTTCTCGGAGTTCTCTCCTTACTTCTTCATCGAAAACAGAAACCATACTCTGAAGGACAAGATAGTTCTTCATGAAGGTAGGTCTAAACCATTCTTCGTTTATCTTTCATATGAAGAAGGAGATTGGGTGAATCTCGCTGGACAGAAACTGTTGAAGGTAACTTGGACTCCATATAAGACTCGCTATACCAAGTCAGGGAAGATGATTAGTAAGATTCGCAGTGATTTCCACAACAGGGGAATCAACACATACGAGGCAGATGTTAGACATCACTATCGTTATGCAGTTGATGAGATTACAGAGATGCCACAATATCGAATGCGTAAGTGGTATTGGGACATGGAGTGGATGCAAGGTGGTGAGCATGATGGTGCTATTACTGCCATTGTTGTTTACGACAACTTTGATGATGAGTATTATACTCTCACTTGGCAACCTGATTCAGAAGAATCTGAGAGAACCATACTTGAGAGATTCATTCTAATGATTACAGAGAAAGACCCTGATATGCTTATCTCTTGGTTCGGATGGAAGTTCGACTTGCCTAAGTTGATTGAGAGGTTAGATGTCAATGGTATCGACCCAAGACTACTATCTCCTGTTCAAGAACTAACAGGGGTTGAGTGGTCTATCAGTCAGGGTAGTCGCATTCTAAAGAAGAAGCAGATAGAGAACTATTCTCCAATCGCACAACCAATCAAGGGCAGAATCTGTGTGCCTCTAGACTTAGCGTTTGAGAGACAATGGAATGATGCTCAAAAGGGAACACTACCATCACTATCCTTGGATTATGTATCAGAGTATGTTCTTGGTGAAAAGAAGTTAGTCAGCGAGAAGTTTCCTGATAAGAACGAGTTCTTCAGGAGAGGCTGGCAAGAAGACACTGAAACCTATCTAGAGTATGCCTTGAAAGACGTTGAGTTAATCAAGAGGATAGACGATGAGAACTTCACAACTGAAGCCATCATCTCTTTACAACTTTTACTAAAAGCACCATTCGATGCTTGCTTCTACGCTAGTAACATGGGTGGAATATACTTCATGAGAAATGCCTCATGGAAAGCACCTACGGGCAGGAAAGGCGACAGGGTAGACTACGATGGGGCAATGGTCTATGACCCGCTCAGTGAAGGCACAAATGGTCTTCATTTGGGTGTTGCAGCATTTGACTTTGCAGGTCTGTATCCAAGCATGATGATTGCAAGAAACATCTCTTGGGAAACCAAGTCAGAAGCACCAACAGAATTTGGTGTAAATCTGAGAACACCAAAGGACTTCTCTGAAGTAAAAGACAGTGACATGAGATATTACAACACAAATGAACTAGGATTGTTGCCAAAAGCAGTTCTAGAACTCAAAGAGTTGAGAAATGAGTACAAACTAAAAATGAAAGAAAGTGAAAGTAAAAGTGAATACGCTAAGTGGAACAACAACCAACTTGCTGTTAAGAGATTGATGGCATCCTTCTATGGCATCATTGCATACCAAGGATTCGGTTGGGCTGATGTTGATTTGGCTGCTAGTATAACTGCTAGTGCTAGAGAAGCAATCAGGGCTGCTGCGTTTAAAGTGAGGGAACTATAATGCCAATAAAAAGTGCGAGTATCGACTTCTCAGCAAAAGAGAAAGAAAAAACAGAGTCTGAGTTAAGAAAAGAGGCTATGAATCAGTTGTACAAGGACTCTAGACGTATTATTAGGCTAACAACGAAGATTTTCTTCGTATCTGTGTTTATCTATGGCTTTCTTTCAATATTACAGGATGTGAATTTAATATGAGTATAGAAGAGTGGTCACAAGACAGATTTGCAACACTAGCGTTGCTTAGAACTGTATTTGGTTTGGTGAAAGTAATTATTGCGACTATTATAGCAGTGGAGTTGTTAACATGAAGAGAGAAGACAAGATATTCTACTCTAGAGTATCATTTTATGTTACAGGAACTGTTGCTTTTGTAAATAACACGTTTAGTTTAGTTGGGGGATGCGTATGAAGGTAGTTTACGGACATACTGACTCAATTTATGTTGATATTGAGGATAATAGCATTGAAACTGCCAAAAATACTCTAAAAATACTGAATGAACACGTTAGAAAGTCATTTCCTAACGTTATGGGCCTGAAAGAACACCCTGTAACACTAGAGTTTGAGAAATACTTCAGAACTTTAGGTGTTGGAGCAACA